GAGATGGAGCAGGCCGAGAGCGGCGGCGTGACGATTGTGGAGAATATCGAAACCGCTGTGGAGGCCGAAGCCGAGGAAGAGGACGAGGAGCCGCAGAGGGAGGAGGCGTGACGATATGGGCGGGAAGTACAAATTTGACGACATCCCGCCTGATGAGCGGAAGCGCCTGGCCGAGGAATGCGGCCTGACCGAGGACGAAATTGAAGTGTTTGAAATGCGGGCAAAGACGGACCGTGTGATCCCGACGAGCATGCGGCTGGGAATGAGCGACAGCACCATCAAGCGGCGAAGCAGGAGCATCGCACGCAAGCTCGCACGGGCGGGTCATCACACTCGCACGGATGCAAATATTTCAAAAGAATGTACTGGTTGAAAGAATGGAAATGTGATATAATTAATTGTGTAGCTTGTATTTGACAGGATGGTGCCACACATCCAAGAAGACGGGGCGAAAGCCCCGGCTTTTTCCTTTTGCACATATTTTCACACAATTGGACATGACCCCGGATTGGCCTGCAAGCGGCCCTCCGGGGTCTTCTTTTTTTGCGAAAATGAAGCCACAAGGAGGCGATGACATTGGCAGGATACGGATTCAACCCGTTCGGCGGCGGATATGGACAGCCGCAATACACACAGCAGGCATACCTTCAGCAGATGCAGGGAATGGGCCAGGCGATGCCACAACAGGCGCAGCCGCAGGTGATCACGCGCATGGTGACCAGCAGGGACGAGGCGACGACGGCGCAGATCCAGTTTGACGCTAACGTCATCAATGTGTTCCTTAACCTGGGCGCTGGCGAGGTATACATCAAGAGGTTTAACCCGAACACCGGCGGCGCGATATTCGATGACTACCTGCATCCGAGCAAGCTGCAGCAGATAGCCCAGCAGCAGGCCAAGCCTGCGCCGGAGTACGCGACGGTGGAGATGGTGCAGGCGCTGGAAGCCAAGGTGGGCGAGCTGGCGGAGACCATGAGCGCCAAGCGAAAGAGAGGGGCAACGCCGGATGAATAACATGATCCCGTTCCCCGCTCCGCCGAGGATGGAACGGCAGACGCAGCAGGGCCAGCAGAGACAGGCAAATCCCATGCAGATGATCATGAATCAGTTCATGGGCGGAATGTCCCCGATGGCGATACTCGACAGGATCGGCGGGCCGCAGGCACAGCAGGCCAAACAGATCATCGGCGGCAAGAACGAAAACCAGCTGCGCGATATCGCCATGAACATGGCCAGACAGCGAGGCGTGGATCTGGGCAGCCTTGCGCAGCAGCTGGGCGTGCGGATCCCTGAGTAAGGCATAAAGCGGGCTGCAGACCGCTTTTGCAGATACATTTTCCAAACGACAAGAAAAGGAGGAAATATGGGCGACGATTTTGCGATGGGCTATGCCATGGGCCAGGACAACGGCAACAACAATGGCAATGATTGGTTCGGCGGCGGTGGAATCTGGGGTCTGCTGATCCTTGCGCTGCTATTCGGCTGGGGCGGCTTCGGCGGCGGCTTTGGCGGCGGTATCGGCGGCGGTGGCGGCAATGGCGCCTTCACCCGTGCGGCGATCGCCGAGGGTTTTCAGGTAAACGGCATCGACAACGGCATCCGTGCGATCCAGAACGGCCTGAGCGACGGCTTCTACGCCGTGCAGGCGCAGTTTGCCAATGCAGCGGCCCAGCAGGCGGCCTGCTGCTGCGAGACCCAGCGTATCATTGAGCGCGGCTTCTGCGACGTGGGCTATGCGATGGCAACAAACACCAGCAACATCATCCAGAACAGCCACAGCGACACGGACCGCGTGATCGCCAAGCTGGACGCGATGGAGAATGCGCGCATGGCCGAGAAGCTGGACGCGCTGCGCAGCGAGAACCTGTCCCTCAAGTTTGCAGCGAGCCAGGCCAACCAGAACGCCTTTATCACCGCGAACCAGGAGGCGCAGACGGCGGAGCTGATCCGCAGGCTGGGCCGTGACTGCCCGATTCCGGCGTACGTGGTGCCGAACCCGAATTGCTGCTACGGCAACCCGGTGGGCGTGAGCTACGGCGGGAACGGCTGCGGATGCGGCTGCGGCGGCTACACCACCTAACACTCGACAGATTGAGTGATGAGCGGGGAGGCGGGAGACCGCCTCCCTCTGTTGAAAGGATGTGAACACATGGGTTACAAGGTGATGCGAATTGACCCCAGAAGCGTGACGGCGGAGGCGATCACGTTTACGGACGGAACGCTGACGATCAACGTCCCGCAGAGGGAGTTTAACTCCGGCTGTCCGTACTTCCTGCGGCTGGTGGATGAGATCCCGGCGGAAACGACCATCGGCGCGGCTGTGGTGATCACGATCGGCACAGGCACGGTGCAGTATCCGCTGCTTGATTGCAACGGCGTACCGCTGACGGCGGAGAGGATCAGGAGCGGCTACAGCTACCCGATCAAGCTGGTGAGCAGCGGCACGACCGGCGCATTCAAGCTGCTTGGCCCGCTGTGCTACAGCAAGATCGGCGCAGCTTTCAGCGTAGACGGAACCGATCCGGCGGCCGCGGGCGCATGAAGGGAGGCGACGATATATGGCAGGAACGAACACCAGACTGGCCAAGCTCCAGATGCTTCGGGAAGCGGGGCAGAACGGACAGAACCAGCGCCGCGAAGGCGGAGACGGCGGGCGGATGGCATACGGGCGTGACGAACCCTGGGAGCCGGATCACCGCAGGATATACACTCCGCCGTACAGCAATCCCGGCATGACCGGCGGCGATGACATGGACATGCGCAGGCGCTACCACACGCGAAGCGGCTACGATGGCGACATGCCGCAGGATCGCCGCATGGGCTTTGGCGAGCGCGACGGCTACGACACCGAGATGCGCAGGCGCAGACGCGCGGATGGCACGTTCATGCACTACGGCGGCGGTGACGAAGGCGGCATGGAGCCGATCCGCTTCGGCGGCATGGTGGCCATGGAAGGCGGCAAGGGACATCACAAGCTGACGCGCGAGATGGCCGAGGAGTGGGTCGCCGGCATGGAGGGCAGCGATCCGGCCAAGCCGCACGGCGGCAAGTGGACGATGGAGCAGATCAAGCCCATCGCGCAGAAGTACGGAGTACCGACGGAGGGCGAGAAATTCGCCGAATTCTGGGCGGTGATGAACGCACTGTACAGCGACTATTACACGGTTGCCAAGAAGTACAACGTGCTCAACCCGGACTTTTTCGCAGACATGGCGATGGCCTTCATCAACGACAAGGACGCCGTGAGGAACAAGGCGGCGGTGTACTATGAGTGCATCGTGGAGAAGTAAAAAGAAAAAGGCCCCGGAAACGGGGCCGTTTTCTTTGTTGCGAGCAAATGTTATGAATATCGTTGTGAACGATGTTGTGTATAAAATGATTTTTTTAAAAATTTTTCAAGATAATTTACAAAAATAGAGAAAGAAGAAACCCAGCAATTACTGGAATTGCTGGGTTTTAGTGGTCGAGGTGACAGGATTTGAACCTGCGACCTTTTGGTCCCGAACCAATCGAAAGTCTGAAAATATAAAGGGAAATTCGGATTGTGTTATGAACGGGTTGCGAATGTATTCAGAACGAATTTGTGATCTTTTGCATAGCCTTGAGATCCGCGGACTGATACAGACGCTTTGTGGTTTCGTACTCCGTGTGCCCCATGAGCGCAGCCTTGTCTGTGTCGGCGCCATCGGCATACTTGAGCAGGTCGGAGAAGAAGTGCCGGCAGGAGTAAGGCACATAGGTTGCCGGCTTTTCCTTGGTGGGGATCTCCTGGATGCCAAGATGAGCGAGGAGAGGATAGAAGATCTTCTCACGATAATACTCATCGTCAATCATTTGGCCGTCCGGGCCGGGGAAGATATACAAACCGGGTGCATCGACCAGACGCTTGATGATCGGCGCGATCTGCGGCGCGATGGTGACGGCGCGATCCGTGCCGGCCTCGGTCTTGAAGCCACCGATCAGATACTCCACGTCGTCGGTGGAATGATAAGCATCCTTCATCAGCTGAAGCATCTCGTTCGGACGATATCCCAGATAGCAATGACAGTATACATATTCTGCGAATGGATACTTGCCGATCTGCTTGCGGATAAGCTCTACATGATCAGCCTTGAGCGGCGGGCGCGGCTTATTGCCCTCACGGGAGATATAAACATAGGACGCATAATCACGATCAACGATGGCGCGGCCGATGGCGTACTCATACAGGCGCTTGCCGAGGGATTTCATATTCTCCTGAGTGCGACGGCCCTTGGGACAGGCGTCAATGCAATCCTGCAGATCATCTGCAGAGAGAGAAGCAAAGGGAGCGCTCCAAAGCTCGCGGAAATAGGCCAGAGCGGCACGATGACCGTTCATCGTGCTCTTGTCGCATCTTTGCTCATAGAATGGATACCAGCGATCATAAAGGGCTTTGAATGTAATCTCAGAGGTAGGAGATTTGCGCTTATAGGTTTCAATGGACTTGAGCGCATCGACAATGGTCGGCTGCGCCTTGGCGATGCGCAGCGCCTTGTTGCGCTCGTCCTTCGGGATCTTATACGCAGCCTTGAGCGCAGGGATGAAATCCAAAGCGGACGTCTTGGTGGAAAAGCCGCCGAGCGTCACGGCGTCGGGCGTGCGCTTATCGCCATCGACGTGATAGCCGCCGATATACACGGCGGTCCAGGTCTTTCCGCGCTTATGAGCCGTTCCGGCCCCGTTCGGGCGCTGGCGTCGGGAGCGCTTGATCTCCTGGCGGATGCCACAGTATTTGCAGAATACGGAATCGTCATCGATCTGCTTCTTACATTTACGGCACAGCAAAGGGCAGACCTCCTTTACAAAATAGGCCTGCCCGTGGTACAATGAATGAGCAGACCGAATGGCTGGAAAGATTTCTGTTTGCATGACGCATCGTGTTGGCGCACGGTGCGTCTTTTTTATTCTGTGAGATTATCGACCATGATCAGAAGCTTTTTCTGATTATCGAGAATGGTTTTCTGATTATCCTGCAGCGTGGTCACGCAGATGCAAAGCCTGCGGAAGAACATGCACGAGAGTGCGGAAACCAGACAGACGATAAACGGAGCGATGCCACCCGCGAGACTGATGACAGAAAGGATAAACATCAGAATCGCAAGAATGAGGAAAAGAGTGGACCAGGTTTTCATAAAAGGTCCTCCTTATTTGAAGCCGAGCTTCGGTTTTCCGGTATACGGAGAGAAGACCACGTCGCCGCTTTCAATCTCGACGTAACTTCCGGCCTTGACGTCAATATCAATCTGAATAATGTCCTCGCCCTTTTCAAAGCTCCTGTAGGATTCGCTGGTCACGCGCTCGCTGTAATAGTCCTTGGACATGTAGGAGACTTCTTTGTTGTTGTCCTCAAGAGAGTTGCCATAAGACACATATGCGTACACGCCATCCGCAGCCTTGATCGTCCAATGGCCTTCCGGGATATCCTCGCCGACCTTCCAGATACCCTGCGGGACGGTGACTTCCTGCCACTCCTGGCTGTTCCAGATGGCGAGGTTGATCTGATCACTGAGCGCGACAAGCTCGTCAAAGGTCATAGAGGAAAGATCGACGTCGGCCTGCGCGCAAACGGGAAGCGCAAGCACAAGGATGAGCGCGAGTAGAAGCTTTTTCATGTGACTTACTCCTTTTTCTTGGGTCGATTGAGGAAAAGAATCAAAAGCCGCGAACCGGCGATAGCAACCAGGATGACGCTCAGAGCGAGAACGACAGGCCCCATAGAATAACTTTCCGTGTGCAGGCCGCGTGTCAGATCCTTCATGTCAAACGTGGTATAGGCGAAGATGGCGTATGAACCGAAGAATATGCTGGTCAGCGCCAGGAGGATGCAGGAGGCGGAAAGGTTGCGTACGCTGGACTTGAGATATTCACGGGATGAGCCGTAGCGCTCGCGCAGCTCGCCGCTGTGCTTTCCTTCTGACTCCATCATCTGTGCGAGATGCTCCCGGGCGTCGGCGAGGCGTGCCTCATAGTGCTGCTCGGTCATGCGAACGCGATGATCGCAGAATTCTTTGGTCATGGCGATTTCGCGGGCACAGATTTCTTTCACGCGGTCGACCTCTTCATTGCATTGGCGAAGCACCTTCGCGTTGAGTTCCGCTGCGCGCTGGCGCTCTTCTGCTATGCGCTTGTCGGCATGCTGGAGGATCTCGCTCTGCTGAGCGCCCATGCGCTCGGCCTGCTGATCGAGCAGCGCCATGGAACCGGCCTTGATGACATCGGCAATCTGGTCGATAAGCTCAGCGTCCTTGGCCCTGGCCTTGAGGAGCGCTTCCGCCGCGGCTGTCTCATCGACCTGCTTGCGGATACTGCAGAGCACCTCCGGGCCGTCGCCCCAGACGGCGAAGATGCGCAGAACCTGATCCTCGTTCGGTTTGTCGACCTTTCCTGTCCGATAATTGGAGAGGGTGGATTCAGGCACTTTAGATTCGGACGCGACATACTTCGCGCTGAGGTTTCGCGCGGCCATGTTCTGATTAATGTGGGCGGCAATGGCAGATCCGTACACGGCAGGACCTCCTTTAATTGGATTCGGGGAAATTTCGAACGGTTCAGAAAATTCGGGCAAAATCCCGAAGTCAGCCCATCGTTGACTGAACCGGTTTATAGCCTGATAATGGAATCAGCAAAACGAAAGCGAGGGCCGCAGGATGAAGCACGGCAGGAGACGCAACCAGATGATGCACCGCGCGCGGCCCGCCGCAGCGCCAGCAGAAGGAACGGACAAAAACGACAGGGAGGAAAGCACGATGAAGAACACCGAAGAATTCAACGCCTACAAAGATTTTATCATCAAGCTGCTGGACCGCTGCGATCTGCGGATGATCAAAATCATTTACGAATTCGTCTTCGCGATGGTGAAGTGAGATATAAAAAAGAAGGACCGGCCCGGATCACGGGTCGGTCTTTTTCATTTCTTCGACCCAGCGCCAGGCGAAGCGCTCCACCATGCGCAGCTCTTCCAGATCGGCATTCATGATGGCGCCGATGAGGCGATGCCTCACATCCGGCTCGGACATCATGAGATCACCGAAGAAAGCGGAGAGTTCCTGGTAACGATCAAGCTGCTTTTCCATGGCACCTTCGCCAGTACGCAGCCACAATTCATTAACGCCAAACTCGCTGCAAATATAAGAAACGGTTCGATCGCTAGGCTGACGAACACCAGAACAAATCTGAGAAACGAACGCGGGCGTGATGTGAACACGCTCGGCAAATTCGCTCTTTTTGATTTGGAGTTCATCAATCAGAAGGGAAATGCGATCATTGATAGTTTCCATCTTTATACTCCTTTCTGTCCTTGATTGGATTATATCACGTGCTGGAGGAGATGTAAATAATAAAATTTAACTGAGTTAAAAAATAGTATTGACAAGTTAACTTAGCTATGCTATATTGTAGCTGAGCTAAGAAAATCCCAAAAGAAAAGCCCCAGACGGGGCGGGGAGGTAGGAAAGATGTGGAAGACGATCCGGGAGATCATCAAGGAGGAAAGGCGATGCATCATTGTATCGATTGTAACAGCCACAGCAATGAATGTGCTGTTAAAGTGGTTCCTGCACTGACAACGATGGGGATGATGTAATCCTTCCACGATTCCGAACGATGGAAGGCAAGGTAATCCTCGCCGCGCTCGGAGATACGGGCAAGGCCGGGGCCGGGATCATAAACGCCGCGGGAATACACCTCCGTGATCAGCTCATGGCGAAGAAGGCGGGGATAAGCGGCGGCCTGTATGGGATTTCTGCGGGAACGGACGAGCGCAAGGCGCTCAAGGAAAGAGAGCCGGATATCGGCAAATTCCATCAGATCACATCCTTTCGTCAAGATTCTACCATTTTGGACGAAGGGGACACAAGAGGGGAGGAAACCAAATGATCCAGGAGGAGAAGGACATCCTGCGCAGCCTGGCGCAGGCGCTGGAGATTCTGCCCAGCGACAAGAAGGAGCGCGTTGCCGGATACGCAGAGGGCGTGGCCGACATGAAGGAAGAGATGGAGCGAAGGCTGGCGCTGGCGCAGGCCAGCGCGCAGGGGGCGTGAGCGTTTAAAAAACAGAAAGGAAGGTGGCACGATGGAAAGGCATGCGCAGGCATTGGAAGCGATCAAGGTAATGGAAAAACCGATGATCACCCCGGCCGAGGCCGCGCCGGTGATCGGCTGCGATCCGCACTGGATCCGCCTGATGGCCAGGCAGAAGCCGGAAGGCCTGGGCTTTCCGGTGACGATCGGCGGAAAAAAGGGGACGCGAACGTACATCCCGAGGCTCCCGTTTATCCGGTATGTCGAGGGGATGTAAAAAAGCAAGGCGATCTACAAGAGCATGAAAGGGGAGCAGAGATGAGCGAAACCAAGAAGCTGCATTACAAGGCCGTGGACGGAACGGCGGAAGGCGTGGTCTATGGAGACGCAGAGGGCATCCACGATTACAACCTCGGGGAAAGGCTGGGTCCGGAAGGAGAGCCGGGGCTGCCGGAAGACAAGAACGAGCCGGTGGATCTGCTGAACGAGGCGTATGACGCGATCTGCATCAAGAGCGCAAGAGAAGTGAGAAGACAGGCGGACAACAAATGTCTTGAAGCGATGAACAGGATCTGCGACGCGATGACGTTGGTTTGCGCGAGGATGGAAGCGCTGCAGCCCTTCCCGGATGTCGAGGGGCTTGCTTCCCTTGCAGAAGAGATGGCCGCGCTGGGTGATAGCCTTGCGAAGATCAGGAAGAGCATGGAGAGCGCACCCATGTTCACGGGGTACTGCGTATGAGCAGCGAATGGCGAATCGCGATCACGCGATACACAGGCGGCGCGGAATACAAGCTGATGCGCTTTGATGAGTGCTACGGGAAGTTCAACGGAATCGAAGAGCTGAAGCGATTCGGCGATCTGATTAAGAAGGACCTGAACATGGAGCGGGTGATCCCGTTGCGCGAAAGCGTGCGGCATGACTACGAGGAGATCATACGGGTGATTGAGGCGGAGGAATGAAGGAAACAGAGGCATATTGTCCGCTGCTTGGATGCTTTTACAGCGTCGTGGTGGACGCATACATGGGGATATGCGGAAGAATATCCATGCACTCGGCACGAAAAAACGGGAAGACCATCTGGATGCATCGGGTGTGGGCAGCGAGAATGATGCGACTGCGATTCCGGGCGCTGGAGGTCATAAGGGAAGACAAGGCGAGAAGATGGCGTGAGGCCCTGCGGATGGGCGCCGACAATCCATAAAACAAGAAAGGAGAACCCTCTTGCGATTATCAATGCGGGATGTGCCAACAACCGCGGCGCTCATCCGGAGGATCTCCTATATGCGGGAGTAGCTTAAGAGGGAAAGCGAGATTGAAGCGCGAGAAGCTGCGCGGGAACCATACATTCCAAGCGGGCGAAAAGATCTATTGCGGGTTCGAGACCCGCCTTCCGCACCAGATCCAAACCCATCTTCTAGACGGTGCGCTTCGGTAGTGTTCCGTTTATCGAGGCGACCGGATGGGCAGGCGCATCGCATACTGCGTTAGTGTATGCACGGTCGAGATCGGAGGCCGATAGATAAGCGCGGTCGAGACGTCGGGCTGCGCACCGATCATTCATGGCAGGCGCTGGAGGAGCACGATGGCGGCTTTCTTCATAGGAGCCAACACCAACCTCTCTTTATCAATCATATAGATCTTTGTTGACGCGGAGCACCTTGCGCCATACGTTCGCAGTTCGAATCTGCGGCCTGCCACAAGCCGAAAGGCAGATTCAATCTGACGGTCCGGAAAGACGAACAAAAAGGTTATTGAGTTCGCTATTGCCCCATCCGGCAGGGGAGAAAGGAGGACGAGCCGGACAAGGAAACCTGCATCCCACAATTTCATATTTCGCGCAACCTGCAGCGGTCGTCTCAAGGCGCAGTGACACCATTTTTCTGGCCAGCTGCGGGAACAAAAATTTCATATGAGCGGATCGGCACAACCAAGTAACAAAAAGGACATACATGAGCGCTGTGCCGCGTGCAAAGCACGGCGTGCGCCGATCCGCATCCGCTGCGGCGGGGACCTCATCCGTCTCCGCTGGAGCGGAGCCACCTTCCCCAGAGGGGAAGGTTAAGCGGGCGTCGTCCAGAGGCAGGACACCGGCTTCCCAAGCCGGGAACGCGGGTTCGAATCCCGTCGCCCGCTCCAGATTCAATATGAAAGAAGGAACAAAGCATGAAAGACGCGATTCTGATCACGCTGGCCATCGTCCAGCTGATCATGCTGGTGGGCCTAGTGGCCTGCCTGCCGCACCTGTACCGCAAGGAAGCCGCAAAGGAGAGAAATGCATGAGACCGAACAACGGCGTGACGCGCTGCCCGAAGGATTGCCCGAACCGCAAGGCGGGCTGCCACAATGTGAACACCTGCGAGCACTGGCGCAAGCAGGTGGAAGAGAACCGGGCGCGCCTGCTGAAGCGCGATGCAGAATTCGCGGCGAAGCGCCGCACATGGGAAGAAAGAGGGATCAGACCATGATGGACGTCGCCTGCGGGCTGCTCTGGATCGCGCTTGCGGCCGCCGTGATCCGATTCATCTGCATGGCCGTGAAGATCTACAGGGCATTTTTCGGGAGGGAAAACAGATGACATGGAAGTGGGCGCTTCTGATCGTGCTGGCCATCGTGGCCGCTCTGCTCATCGTGTGGGCCGCGCTCAAGGCGATCAACGGGATCTGGTTTGAGATCGAGACGCTGATGCGCTGCCTGGGTGAGCGCTGAGATGAAGGAGGACAGGCCGGGCACACTGGTATGCGTCTGCGCGGCGGACGGCAGGATTCTGCTGAACGCGCCGTATGACAGCGAGGACTGCCGGGTGATGACCCGCAGGCAAAAGCGCACATCCGCGCCCGACGCTGGAGGTACGGAAGGCAGGAAAAAGGAGGCAACACATGAAAACATGGACACAGCGCGAGTATGACGCCGAGGCGAGAACATCGCACGGCGTCATTCTTGGAACAGGGGACTTTCGAAGGATCGACTTCCGCGGGCGGCATCATCTGGTGATCGGCCCGCAGAGCATCATCGGCAAGGATGCGCACCTGGGCGAGAGATGCCAGATCGGCGACTATTGCGAGATCGGCAGCGGGCTGGTGCTGGGCGCATTCAGCAAGATCGGGGAGCATTGCCACATCGGCGAGAATGCGATGATCGGCGAGAACTGCCGGATCGGGCGGGGCACATGCTTTGCAACGGGCGTGGGCGTCGGGCCGGGAACGGAGATGGGCGCCGGTGTGCAGCTGCCACGCGTATGCCAATACCTGTTTGATTACAGAGCGCGGGAAGCGGACGGCAGAACGCTGGTGACCTGCGTTCCGGAATACGGCGTGGCAATCCACGCATTCAAGGCGATACGCGACGGCGCGCCATGCGTATGCGTGGTGAGCAAGGGCAGCCTGCGGACGCTGGACGAATTTGAGGAATTCGCGGTGGACGCGGCCTGCTGCTGTGGCATGACGGGCACGATGAGCGACATCGAGGACGGGCAGCGCATGCTGGCGACGGCGAAATACATACGCGCGCTGTTCAGCGCGGCGGGGATGTGCGCACCGAGACGATCAGCAGGCTGAGGGGCTTTCTACTATATAAATGCGAAGCGAGAGCGGCGGGTCTATGACCCGTTGCCCCGCCTCGTATGGGAGTATTAACAAATCGCCGAAAGATTTGAGAGCTACGCGAGAGGTGCTGGCGGATGGATACGAGCGCGAAGGATTGCCTGGTGCTGTTTGACACGAGCGTGGGCGGACGTCTGGACGGGGGCTGGCGAGCGGGCGTGCTGCACCAGAGGACGAAGACGATCAAGGCCGGGCCGATGGTGTATGTGGAGTGCTTCCCGGTGTGGGACTGCCGCACGGCGCAGAGGGCGCGATCCGAGGCGAAGAAAGAGGCGCACCGCAAGGCGCAGGAGAGGCTGAACCGGCGCAACGCCCGCAAGAAGCTGGACAGGCTGGTGAATGCGAACTTCGGGAGCGGGGATCTGATCATCACCTGCACCTACGGGCACGGGAAGCAGCCGCAGGACGATGAGCGGGCGGCGAAGGATATACGCAACTACATCAAGCGCATCCAGTACCGCAGGAAGAAGCGCGGCCTGCCGGAGATGAAATACATATACATGACGGAGATCACGGTTTCTGCGCAGTACGGCGTGCGATACCACCACCACATCATCATGAGCGGGGGCATCGGGCGGGACGAGGCGGAGGCCTGCTGGGGGAAGAAGCACGGGGGGATCTGCAATGCGAAGAAGTGCCAGCCAACGGACCGTCACCTGACGGGCTTTTCCCGATACCTGACGATGGACAAGCGGGAGCGCACGATGGAGGAGGACGGGAAGAACCCGCAGAGGAAGATGCGGCGCAGCTGGGTGCCGAGCAAGAATCTGACGGATCCAGTGGAGAGCGTGGCGGACAAGAAGATCAGCATACGCAAGGCGGGGCGGATCGCGGAGACCGTGGAGGACTTTGGCAGGGCGCGGGAGATCTTCGCGGCGCTGTATCCGGACTGCGAACTGCTGGAAGTGAGCGCCAAGCGCAGCCAATGGGCGGCGGGCGTTTATGTGTATGCGGAGATGAGAAGACGACCGCCAGATGGGCGGGGGAAGGATGAAAAAGGATGAACATGAACACGGAGATGGTCAGGACACTGATGGCAAAGCTTTTGGAAGCGGTAAAGAAGGTGAGTGAGGCAAGTGTACGTTTTGGAGCATCTGCGTATGAGAAAGAAGAAAATCAGAAGAAGCGCAGCGAGGAGCTTCACGCTGCGTGCGGACACCTCGAGGGCGTGGTTGAAACGGTATGCGCCGTGCTGGATACCTGTGATGAGGTGTGCGGGAAGTGAACAGAGAAAAGAGACCGACCGCGGCTGACGTGCTGCCCGTACCCACGGAGAGCGCGGAGCAGCAATGCCTGTTCCGCTGGGCGGCATACAACCGCGGGCGCTGGCCGGAGATGGAGCTGATGTATCACATTCCCAACGGCGGGACGCGAAGCAAGAGCGAGGCCGGACGCTTCCGCGCGGAGGGAGTAAAGGCGGGTGTGCCCGACATCTGCCTGCCGGTCGCACGGGGCGGCTATCACGGGATGTACATCGAGATGAAGCGGCGCAAGGGGGGCAGGGTATCGCCCGAACAGGCCGCATGGATCGACGCGCTGATTCACGAGGGATATGTCGCCGTCGTATGCCGGGGATGGGAAGAGGCGGCGAGGGAGATTGAGAGGTACATGAGCCATGAAGCTGGGCAGTCTGTTTGACGGCAGCGGAGGCTTTCCGCTGGCAGGGGCGCTGTGCGGGATTGAACCCGTGTGGGCGTCGGAGATAGAGCCGTTTCCGATCCGGGTGACGACACAGCGCTTTCCGCGCATGAAGCACCTGGGCGATATCACAAAGATCGACGGCGGCAAGATCGAGCCGGTGGACGTGATTACGTTCGGTTCGCCATGTCAGGATCTGAGTGTGGCGGGAAAGAGAGCGGGCATCCATGACGGAGCACGCTCCAGTCTGTTCTTTCACGCCGTGAGGATTATGAGGGAAATGCGGGAGGCAACCAATGGAGTATATCCAAGAATCGTTATTTGGGAAAACGTGCACGGAGCTTTCTCCAGCAACGGCGGCGAAGACTTCCGCGCCGTGCTCCAAGCCCTCTGCGAAATCGCAGACGGTGGGGCTGATGTTCCTCGACCTGCGAAAGGGAAATGGGGGGGTGCTGGCGCCATCGTGGGAGACGGCTACAGCATTGCCTGGAGGACATACGACGCTCAGTATTGGGGAGTGCCCCAGAGACGCCGTCGAATCTACCTTGTCGCAGATCTTGGAGGAGAGCGCGCCGGAGAAATACTCTTTGAGCAAGAAGGCGTGCGCGGGAATTCTGCGCAGGGCATTCCGGCGCGGGAAGAGGCTTCCGTACATGCTGCAGGAGGCGCTGGCGGAGGCGGTTGTGCTGGAGGAATAGGCGCGTTCCATCTCCAGCAGGAGCCGATTTGCGGGGGCATATCGCCGTGCATCGGTGGGCAGCATCAGGCGACCGTCGGCGTATTCATGGGCGGTCAGGGTGAAAAGGCCGGAGGAATCGGATACAGCGAGAAAGCCGCGCCGGCGCTTCGGGCCGCGAACAGCGGGAGCAATCAGGTACCGGATATCGTTTATCCAGATGTTGCGCGGACGCTGACAGCGGAACATGACAGTTCGCCATGTGCGGACCGTGGGCAGAATGTGGTAGCAATTGACTGCCGAAATCTGGTTGGCAACGCAGAACTGAGCGGGACACTACAGGCGAAAAACGAAGGCGGGTACAGTCTAAATTTCATGAATCCTGTTGTATACGATGCGCGCGGAAATGGTGCGGGGGGTGGCCCCGACGATAACAGGACAGCATAACGCGAATATATCGGACTATACGGCGGTGGCGGTGTTTCGCATGGAAGCATTCGGTCGATACAGCGAGGGGGGGGCAAAGCTCCGCTTTGAAAGCAAGGGACTATAAAGACGCGACAGATCTGGTCGTGCAGAAGGACAAACGGCGATACATCATCCGCCGTCTGACGCCGCTGGAGTGCTGCAGGCTGCAGGGCTTCCCGGATTGGTGGACGGAGGGCTGCGAGAGACACCAGATCAGCATGGAGCATGCGACGAACAAGACGCTGTTTCTGCACGTCAATCCGACGGGCGCGATCGAGGGCAAGGACAGCCCGAAGTACAAAATGTGGGGCAACGGAATCGCCTTGCCGTGTGCGCTGCATGTGATGCAGGGCGTGGCGAGGATGCTGGAGGAGAGAACATGAACAAAGCACTATTCTCATCAAACCGAATGGACTGGGAAACGCCTGATGAATTGTTTGAAAGCGTAAACAGAGAGTTTGGGTTTACGCTTGACGCGGCAAGTTCTCACGAAAACGCGAAATGCAGAAGGCACTACACGGAAAAAGAGGATGGACTTTCTCAGAATTGGGGGGGTGAAACCGTCTGGGTAAACCCGCCGTATGGGAAGGAATTGCCGAAATGGATTCAAAAATGTGCGCAGGAAGGAAGAAAGCAAAACACTACGGTGGTTATGCTGATACCGGCAAGGACAGACACCAAGGCATTTCATGAACACATTTACGGAAAAGCAGAAATCAGGTTTATCAAGGGAAGGTTGAAGTTTAAGGGGGCAAAGACAGGAGCGCCATTTCCGTCAATGCTGGTAGTTTTCAGAGGAGGACACGAATGAAAATCACGAAAATCAAGAAGCTGTGCGTGGAGGCGCACATGTGCATGATATGGGAGACGGGCGGGGATCGCCAATGGATCGGCACGCCGGACGCGATCTACCCGGTGGACGGGCTGAAGATCGACAAGCAGAACGTGAAAGTGATCTTTGATGCGCCGGATGCGGACAACAAAATGGACATCGGCGTGGAAGAGATCGTGATGTGTGAGCTGGTGCCGGATGACAGCGAGATCAACTACGAACTGGAACGCTGGAAGGAAATGAACTGCGGCATCCCGATCGTATATCTGGGAGAAAAGCTCTATCCGCTGGTGCATGAGGACGGGATCCTGTTCGTGCGTGCGGACTTCATCAGCCCGGCGATCTGCAAGAACGATTATCTGGTGTTCAAGATGACATACAACGGGTTCGGGCATCCGCTGGTGATGATCGGAAACGGGCTGGAGACCACGGGCATCGTGAGGCCTGTGCCGACGAAGGAGGCGGAGAACCTGCTGGATCTGCTGGGAAGATATGCGCAGCTCAAGCCGGGCGGATCACCTGCCAAGGAAGATGGGCGATACATCAGGCCGCAGGAGACGGATGCCGGACAGATCGCAATGGACGAGATGATGGAGGATGAATAACATGACAGTGCAGCAGGCGATTAACATTGTCGCAGAGGAGGCCGTACGCAGGAGAAGGCTTGCGCAGGATCTGATCGAGCCGCCGACGGACGAAAAGTCAATCAGGCATGCCAATAACCTGGAAGAGAAAGCCGAAGCGATGGAAAAGCTGGTGAAGATCGCGCGGCTCTGGGTGAGAACCACGGACGAATAAGGCTGGAGGAATGCGATGTACAAGACGCTGGAGATGATCCGGGAGAAGATGCTGGAAGCCGAACAGCTCAACGAGCAGATCGCGCGGATCTCGGTGACGTACAGAAGTCAGAACTATGACGGCATGCCCAAGGGCGGCAGCGGTGACGGCATGGCGGGGCGGATCATTGCCAAGGAATTCATCGAGAAGCGGCGCGACCTGCTGATCGGAGAGATCAAAGAGATGGAGGGCCGGGCGAGGAAGGCGATGGACAAGCTGCCGGCGCATTTGTACACATTCTGCACATGTTACTTTCTGGGCGGGTGCTCGGTGGCCGACACCTGCAAGATTCTGGACAGGGATGAGACGACGTTCTACAGGTACAAGCGGGAAGTCAAGAAAATGCTAGGTGAATGACACCTAAATGCTAGGTTGACGCGCCATATAAATGGTGATTATGATAAAATCAGCAAAGAAGTACAGAGGGACGAGAGGACATGCCGAGAAAGGTGTGTCCTCTTTTCGCGTAATCGGGAGGGCTGGAGGATGCGCAGGGAGTTCGCCAGGGCATTCTACAGCAGCGGCGCATGGAAACGATGCAGGAAAGATTACGCCAAATCAGTGGGAAATGTGTGCGAAAGGTGCATCAAAAACGGCGTTATAAAGCCGATTGATGAGGTGCATCACAAGATCGCGCTGACGCCGGAGAACATCAACGATCCGATGATCACGCTGTGCTGGGACAACCTGGAAGGACTGTGCGAGAAGTGTCACAAATCGATCCGTAAAAAGAAGAAGCGTTATTTTGTGGCGAAGGACGGAGAGCTGGTCATCCCGGAGGCCCCCTAGGTGTGCGCCGAGCGACCGAATGGCGTCTACTCCGGTGTGTTCATCAGAATTCCTCTCTCAGGCGCATATGACCCCTCCCCAAATTAGCAAGAATGGAGGCAAGCTGATGGGAAAGAGCAGAGAACAGAAAGAAATCGACAGACTGACGGCGATTTACAAAAACCTGCCGCCGAATCAGTTTGCTGTGGCGCAGGGGCTGATCGTGCAGGCGGCGAGGCTGCGCGTATCGCTGGATGACCTGTGGAAGGACATCAAGAAAAACGGACGGACGGAGATGTTCAGCCAGAGCGAGAACGCGCAGCCGTACCAGAGGGAGCGGCCGGCGGCGAAGCTCTTCACGGCGACGGACAAAAACTACCAGGCGATCATGAAGCAGCTCAATGACATCTGCCCGCCGAGTGCAAAGGAATCGAAACTGAAATCGATGATGGATGATGAATAACGCCATCCTCGAATATTACCAGCAGATCAAAAACGGCGACGTGATCGTCGGCATGTGGATACGGCTGATCTACGCTTATATCGTCAAAGGGCTTGAAGACAAGCTCTTTTTCTTTTCCCAGAAAAAGGCAAACCGCGCGATCCGGTTCATCGAGAATTTCTGCCACCACAGCAAGGGACGAAACGACCTGCTCAAGCTGGAACTTTGGCAGCGGGCGATCGTGTCGTGCATCTTCGGAATCGTGGATGAAAACGGCGTGCGGATCTTCCGCGAGGTCGTGATCATCATCGGACGCAAGAACGGCAAGAGCCTGTTTGCCTCCGCGATCATCGCGTACTGCCTGTACATGGACGGGGAATATGGCGCGGAGATCTACTGCGTGGCGCCGAAGCTGGACCAGGCAGAAATCGTATACAGCTGCTTCTGGCAGATGGTGATCGCGGAAGAGGAGCTGCAAGAGATCACGCGCCGGCGAAAAAGCGATTACTACGTGGAAGAAACGAACAGCTTCGTCAAGAAGATGCCGTTCAACCACAAGAAGAGCGACGGCCTGAACCCACATGTGACGGTGTGCGACGAGATCGCAAGCTGGCAGGGCGATCAGGGCCTGAAGCAGTACGAGGTTTTCAAATCCGCGCTGGGCGCCAGAAAGCAGCCGCTGCTGCTGTCCATCAGCACGGCGGGCTATGTGAACGAGGGAATCTATGATGAGCTGATCAGGCGATGCACGCGCTTTCTGCTGGGTGACAGCAAGGAGCGCAGGCTGCTGCCGCTGCTGTACATGATTGATGATATTGACAAATGGAACGATATCAACGAGCTGCGAAAGAGCAATCCGAATCTGGGCGTGAGCGTATCGGTGGATTATCTGCTGGAGGAGATCGCCATCGCCGAGGGCAGCCTGTCCAAGAAGGCGGAATTCATCACAAAGTATTGCAACCTGAAACAGAATTCCTCGCAGGCCTGGCTGTCCAGCCAGACGGTGCAGAAGTCGCGCGGCAAGATGCTGCAGCTGGAGGACTTCCGCGGGACGTACTGTGTGGGCGGCATCGACCTTTCTGAAACGACGGACCTGACGGCGTGCTGCGCGGTGATCGAAAAGGACGGGCGGCTCAATGTGTTCACGCAGTTCTTCCTGCCGGCCAGCAAGATCGAAGAGGCAACAGCGCGCGACGGACTGCCCTATCAGCAATACGTGACGCGCGGACTGCTCAGAGAATCGGGCGAGAACCGCGTGGATTACGAGGACTGCATCAAGTGGTTCACGGATCTGGTGGAGCAGTACGAGATTTATCCGCTGCACATCGGATACGACCGGCACTGCGCGCTTGAAATGGTCAAGAAGATGGAGCAGTACGGATTCCACATGGAGAGCGTGACGCAGGGCGAAAACCTGACGGGCATCATCAACGAGACCGAGGGCAGGGCGAAGGACGGCGACTACAACGTCGGCGACAACGACCTGATGGCGGTGCACATGCTCAACGCCACAATCAAGATCAATGCGGAGACAAGACGAAAGAAACTGATCAAGCCGAGCGCGACGGAGCGCGTGGACGGCATGGCGGCGCTGCTGGACGCCATGTGTATGCGCCTGGTGCATGGCGCGGAGACGGGCGAGCAGCTGAAAAATGCGGGGTGATGACGATGGGAATGTTTGAAAAGATCTTCGGCAGGATGCGCAAGGGCACACAGAGCGCCGATTATTTCAGGACGCTGACGGCATATCAGCCGGTTTTCAGATCCTGGAACGGGAAGCTGTACGAGAGCGAACTGGTGCGCAGCGCGATCGACGCCAGGAGCAGGCACATCAGCAAGCTGCATGTGCATATCGAGGGCAGCGCCAATGCGAAACTGCAAAGCAGGATGCGGCTTGCGCCCAATGATTTCCAGACGTGGAGTCAGTTCCTGTACAGGACGAACACCATTCTGGATATGCAGAACAGCGTTTTCTTTGTGCCGATGATCGACGAGTACGGCAGGAAGATCGGCGTATATTCGCTGCTGCCGAGCATGTGCGAGGTGGTGCAGGCAGGCGGCGAACCCTGGCTGCGCTACACGTTTTCAAACGGGGAAAAGGCCGCGATTCCGCTCAAGGAAGCGCGGATCATGACCAAATTCCAGTACAAGGATGAATTCTTCGGAGAGCGGAACGACGCGCTGAACACGACGCTGGAACTGATCAACATGCAGAATCAGGGCATCGGCGAGGCGGTGCGAAATTCCAACACGTTCCGCTTCATGGCGAAGGTGAACAACTTCACCAAGCCGGAGGATCTGGCGAAGGAGCGCAAGAGGTTCAACCGCGAAAACCTTCAGGCGGATAGCGCCGGCGGGCTGCTGCTTTTCCCGAACACATACAGCGAGATCAAGCAGATCGAATCTTCGCCGTATGTGGTGGACGCCAAGCAGCAGGAACAGATCAACGTGAACGTGTTCAACTATTACGGAGTGAACACAAAGATCATCCAGAACATCGCAACGGGCGACGAGTGGGCCAGTTTCTACGAGGGCGCGGTCGAGGTCTTCTCGATCCAGTTTTCCGAAGTGATGACGGCGATGTTCTTCACGGAAAACGAGCAGGCGCGCGGGAACAGGATCTACGCGACGGCCAACCGCCTGCAATACATGAGCAACCAGGACAAGCTCAACGTGTCGCGCGACATGGCGGACCGCGGGCTGATGATGATTGACGAGATCCGAGAGATCTGGAATATGCCGCCGCTGCCGAATGGGCTGGGGCGTTTTTTCACGCTTCGCGGCGAGTATTACCTGCTCGGCGAAGACGGCAGCGTGAAGAAAAAGGGAGAGACGACAAAGGAGGGAAGCGGCAATGCCAATGAAGACGGAGCGTGAATACCGCGCGCTGTCAGCCGTGATGGAGGCGCGCGCGAACGCCAAAGAGGAAGAGATGATCGTCGAGGGCTACGCGACGACGTTCAATCAGCCGTACGACCTGTTTACATATCAAGGCGTGCGCTACATGGAGCAGGTGGACCCTTCGTCGTTTGAAGCATGCGACATGGACGACGTGATCAT